CAAAGAAGGAAGAGCCCGAAGAGAAATACGGATACGTAAAGTGGGGCTCACCAAAGTTAGAGGAACTGGACCTCTATCCTGGAGATAAGGTTTTAATACGCAAAAACTCCGACTACGAAATGGAAGTAGACGGAGAGAAATTATATAGAACTTTTATTAAATCCATCCATGGCAAAGTCGAAGAAGTATAACAACATACATACCGCTATGAGCCTCATGGAGGCAATGCAGATTGCTATAGAGAATATGATACAGGAGATACAGAAGCCTGTGGATCAGGAACTCAGTGGCTCACAGCGTAAGGCTGAACTGCAGTCGATAAAGCAAACTGCGGTAGATGCTAAAGAACTTATCGTTGAAAGAGAAAGACTCGAACAACTTATCAAAGGACTCCAGCAAGATGGAGAAATCAAAGAAGAACGAGACTACTCGGGAGGATTCGCAGAGCAATACTCAAAGTAATCAAGTCTTTATATACTGGGATTATTAAATGGCTGGACTTGTAGAAATAGAAGAGGAACTTGTAGTCAACATATGCCCCGACAAAACCGAGGGTGAGGTCGAGGTATACTTTGGCTTACCCATACAATTCCCAAAGCAACCCGCGAAGAAGGACATACTATTTCACGACAAGCCCAAGGAAGAACAATACTGGCAGAGGATACCATTGCCCGATGACTTAAAGAGAGTAAAGTCAATGGAAGAATGGATGTCTATGCCCGAGGGGTTCAGAAAGAAATACACCAATTACATTAGTGAAGAATATAAAAGAAGACGCAATGGAGTATGGTTCTACAACAACGGGGTGCCTACCTATGTCACTGGAAACCACTACTTTTTCCTACAGTGGTGTAAGATTGATATCGGATACCCATCCTACCTTAATTTTCAAAGGGAACTATTCATACACCTCGACGCTTGCATAGCAGACCCCAGGTGTGTAGGGCAGGTCTACGTCAAGTGTCGTCGATCTGGATACACCAATATGTCTGCCGCAGTGCTGGTAAACGAGGCCACACAGGTTAAAGAGAAACTTCTCGGCATCATGTCCAAGACAGGTACCGATGCACAGGAGAATATATTCATGAAGAAGGTAGTGCCGATATACAAGTCACTCCCCTTTTTCTTTAAACCTATTCAAGATGGTACTACCAACCCCAGGATGGAACTCGCTTTTCGTGAGCCCTCAAAGAGAATCACAAAAAACAACAAGACTTCATCAAGAGGTGAGGCGCTTAACACAATTATTAACTGGAAGAACACCACAACCAACGCATACGATGGAGAGAAACTACACATGCTCTACCTGGATGAGGCTGGTAAATGGGAGAAAGGTAATGACATCCGCGAAGCCTGGCGCATACAGCGTACTTGTTTGCTTGTAGGTAGAAAGATTGTAGGTAAAGCAATGGTGGGTTCCACTGTAAACCCCTTAGAAAAAGGGGGTAAGCAGTACCGAGAGATATACTATTCCAGTAATGTCAACGAGAGAAACGAAAACGGCAGAACAAAGAGCGGTCTCTATGGAGTATTCATCCCCGCCTACGATGCACTCGAAGGTTTCTTTGATATGCACGGTAATCCTATTGTTACTGATCCCGAGAAACCAGTGCGCGGTCTTGAAAATGAGTATATATACTTAGGATCAAAGACCTACTTAAAGAACGAAAGGAAAGGACTCTCTGGAGATTCGTATGAACTCAACGAGGTTATACGTCAGTTCCCCTTTACCGAGGCCGAAGCATTTCGCGACAGTGCCAAAGCATCGCTATTCAATGTTCAAAAGATATACGAACAGATAGAATACAACGAAGACCTTTATCCCTCGCCTGTAGTTGTCGGAAACTTCAACTGGAAAGGAGGAAAGCAGGACACCGAAGTTGTCTTCAGCCCTGATCCTAACGGACGGTGGAGGATAGCCTGGATGCCACCAGTAGAACTGCGGAATAAAAAGAAACCCGAGAACGAATGGCTCGGATGTGCAGGGGTGGATAGTTATGATATCGATGCCACAGTAGACGGGCGCGGCTCAAAGGGTGCGTGTCACTTCTACAACAAATTCAATATGGGGCATCCCTCTAATATGTTTGTAGCAGAGTACGCCTCACGCCCACCGCTGGCTAAGATATTCTATGAGGACATATTGATGGCCGCTAAGTTCTACGGATACCCAGTGTTAATCGAGAACAACAAGTACGGTATAGCAAGGTACTTTGAATCAAGGGGTTACGACCACTTCCTATTGAATAGACCTGCACACCTCACATCAAATTACGGCAGCAAGACCAAGACAAAAGGAATACCATCAAACTCCCAGGATGTAATACAAGCACACGCCCAAGCGATAGAGTCTTACATACACGCACACGTAGGGCTGAATGAAGAAACACTGGAGTTTGGTAAGATGTATTTCGAAAGGACCCTCGAAGACTGGGTAAACTTTAAGATAGATGACCGTACCAAATATGACCTTTCTATATCAAGTGGATTGGCATTACTTGCAGCGCAAGGACCCAAGCAAGAGAAGAAGAAATCTGATTTTAAAGGCAAGACTTTCTTCCGAAAAGGTCAGATAATTATACGAAGATAATAAGAAGTATATTTGCAATAGTAGCAATCTTGAGTATGAACAACGAATATAAAAACGGACAGTCGTCTTTCCCAGATCCGCTATGTGGTACTGAGGAGAAGATGTCCAAGGGATATGGCTTGCAATATGCAAAGGCTATGTTTGCTCAGTGGATTGGTAGTGACTATCAAAATTCATTGTACGGAAGACGCAACAGCGAAATGGAACGCTGTAGAGACTACGCACAAGGAACACAGGACACATCAATCTATCGGCAGATATTAAACTCACTCGATAACAACAACGGAGACGGTACTCTATTAACACTGGACTATACCCCAGTGCCCATTGTTCCTAAGTTCGTTAAGATTGTAGTGAATAAAATTCTCTCAAGAGAACCCTACCCTCAGATTGAAGCCATCGACCCCCTTTCTAAAACAGAGAAGGACAAGAAGAAAAACGCTACCGTATTGCGTATCGAGAATCGCGATATGATACAGGAAGCAAAGTCGTTAGGTCTACGTGTAAAGCAAGACCCAGAGCAACTTCCAGAGACACCAGAGGAAACAGAGATATTCTTAGATACCAATATAAAAACCGACGCAGAGATATCCGCTCAGATTGCTACTGAGATGACATTGAAGTGGAACGACTTTAATCAATCTATCTACCGTCGTTGTGTTGAAGACTTAACGGTACTTGGATTGGGTGTCGCTAAAAGAAGTAACGACCCAAACTACGGAATCAAAGAAGAGTATGTAGACCCTAAGCGTTTCATACACAACTACACTGACGACCCTACATTCTCTGACCTCACCTACGCGGGGCACTTTAAGTACATCACCGTTATGGACCTCAAGCGTATTGCTGGCAATCAGTTTACTGAGCAGCAGTATGAGGAGATTGCAAAGACCGTGATGAACAAGTACGGCAACAACCCTACGCAGTTCTCTACCACAGGATCAGGATACGACAGACCAGGGACACGCTACCGCCAGGGATACGACGAGTATAAGATTGAGGTTCTTGACTTTGAGTTCATGTCGGTGGATGATATCATCTACGAAAAGAAAGAGTCAGCATACGGAAACATTGGTTTCTACTACAAAGGCAATGAGTACAACGCACCTCAGCAATCTGTGTACAACAGAGAGGCAGTGTACATGAAGAACGCTACTGTATACGGTGGTACATACATCACAGGTACAGAGCATATCTTTAACTACGGACCAAAGAAAAACATTCCAAAGAACGTTCACGATATCTCTCGTGCGCGCCTTTCATACAGCATCGTAGCAACAAACATCCGCGGGATGATACCTAAGTCAATGGTATCCTCAGTGATTGGGTTTGCTGATATGCTCCAGATCACACACCTTAAACTACAGCAGTCCATTGCTAAAGCCAAGCCCGACGGTTTGATTATAGACATCGAAGGATTGGAGAACGTACAACTGGGGCGTGGTGGTGACCTACAGCCGTTGGAGATTCAAGACATCTACGAACAAACGGGTGTCTTCTACTACCGCAGTAAGAACCCAGAGGGTGGTTTCCAAAACCCACCAGTAAGAGAGATAGGCAATAGCATACGAAACATACAGGAACTGATTGCACTATACAACCACTACCTACGTATGATACGCGATGCTACAGGTATCAATGAGGTCATGGACGGTACAACACCTAAGGGAGAAGCCTTGGTGGGTGTAAACCAAATGGCAGTGCAGGCAGGTAACAATGCTATATTCGATATCACTAATGCCGCTATGGTATTGTATCAAAAAGTATGTGATGATATTGTTCGTTGTCTACAGGTTATCCCTCCAGATAGTATCCTGTATAAAGTATATACAAACGCGGTTGGGGAAACCAACATGGCGGTTCTAAACTCTTTCGATAATCTCTCGATGTACAACTTCGGTGTTGTCGTTGTCACAGAGATGAACGAGATGGATAAGCAGTACTTAGAACAAAACATACAGATTGCTCTTGGACAAAAAGAAATTGACCTTGAAGATGCGATTGCCATTCGCCAGATCAAAGACATCGAGCAAGCAGAAAGACTCTTGGTGGTTCGCAGAAAGAAACGAATCAAGCAACAGCAAGAGATGGCCGCTCAACAATCTCAGATGACAGCACAGGTGAATGCCCAGCAAACGCAAGTGGCTGCACAAATGGAGATGCAGAAGAAACAAATGGACGCACAGATAGAGGCCCAGCGTATCCAGTTGGAGACACAAGCAAAGGCTCAACTTATCCAACTCGAGTACCAGTACAAGATTCAGATTGAGGAACTCAAAGGACAGTTCGGTGTGGTGGAGCAGCAGATTGAAAGCGGAACACAACAGCAACTCGAGAGCGAATCAGAGAACCGTAAGGACCAGCGAATAGATAAACAAGCACTGGCACAGAGCAAACTTATTGCACAGCGCCAAGGCGAGCGCCCACCTTTGGATCAGGATATAGTAACTAATTTAACCCTATAAAAAATGGCATGTTCAACTTGTTCATCAAGCCCTTGCTCATGTGGTACTGCGACAAGCGTTAACCTTAATAATGCATCGAATGTAAACATCTGTTGCCGTAGAGGTGATACGTTTAAACTTGAAGCAAACATCAAGGACGCCAATGGCGATGCTTTAGACCTTACACTGTACACCTACAAGATGGAGGTACGTGAATACGACAACGGACCCTTAGTAATACTAAGCACAGATATTACCATCACAGGGTCTGCCGCGGGTGTATTGCTTATTGTAATTGCAGCAGCCGACATGAATGTAAATGCAGGGACTTACGTATATGGATTACAAACGACACTGATTGCCGACGGTACTATCGAGACTTGGCTATACGGCAAATTTGAGGTTGTACAGGACATCGTTCAGTAGAACTACAATGCGCCAATGGAAGAACCATTTGAAATAGTCATTAGGAATGTACTGGATAATCGTATTACAATCCAGCCTAAGGCTTCTATTGGCTTAACACTACAGCCTACTGCGGGTAATGTAGTGAACATCACTAAGAAGGACAACGTCTCTGTTGGTCTTGTTAACAAAGCAAACATTGCTGTTACGATAAACACCAGGGCCGCACAAGGCGGGGGTGCTGCAGTATGGGGTGGCATCACTGGTACCATCACCAATCAAACTGATCTGGTGGAGTACGTCAACCGTACCATTACTTCATTCAAGATGGAGTCACAGGATGGAAGTATCTTTACCATTGTTGTGAGCAATGATGGTCAACTACTTGTAATCCCAGAAGGTTCAACAGCACCAGTAATTACAACACTACCAACCATTACAGGAACAGAGAAGGTTTGGTACACATTGGCGGCTATCGCTGGAAACGTCACAGGATCACCAACACCTGTACGTACATGGCAATGGCAACGCAGTGCAGACGGGAATACTTGGTCCAACATTGCTGGGGCTACAACGAATACGTATACGCTGGAGACAGCAGATGCGAATAATTATATAAGAGTACAACAAACGGAAACAAACGTACTCGGTAGTGCGACAGCGTCAAGTGCAGCGACAGGAGCAATTGCACCAAGCGTATTCTCTACTACACAATGGCAGAACATTACCCCTGTAGAGTGGGCAGAACTAACAGACAATACTTGGAATTAAAATGGGTACATCATTAAGCGGGTTAACACCTGCAACTACATTTGACGGATTACTTAAAACGAGCGACAATGATGCTATTGGCACGGGCTTAAAAACTATCAGTGATGGTAGCGGTAA